CTTGCTGACTAAGTCGGCTGAGGGGAGCCCTGCTTTCATTTCCATCGTCCTTGATGGAGGCCATCCCGCAATGGGATAGCCCTTTCGTTAACTCTCTTTTGCGATCTCGCTAGGAGGGATTGTGGCCTTGATCAATGTGAAGCACATCGACTACCAAGTCGACATCGGTTGCTGCCCCGGCAGTACTGATGGTTCCACGTCCTATTTCACAACGACAGGGGGCACCGCGGAAACGCGTGGCGCCACAATTCGAAGGAAGAAGCCAAGTCGGGCGGTTCTCGCACCGACGTCCCTCGGACCGCACACAAAAGTCACGCATCAAGCGTGGCTGCGTACGTGGGATTATCAGGATCGGCTGTACTGTATACCTGGATGCTCACCTGCCCTCCCTGGGCGGTGGATTACCAGGAACATCCGTAACCCTGATGGCAGTAACATTACTGTCACCCCGTTCACCGGACTCGAGTACCCTGATTTCAACTGGCAAAACCGGCTATACGATGATCTTGCTGATCATTGGCAGAACCCGGCAGAGTCAGTATTCGAGATCAGAGAGTCCGTGACAATGTTCCACCGAACGGTCGATTTCGTCAAGGAAACCTACAAATGCCTTAGGAAGGGCAAATGTAGTACCACTTATTGGAAACGGCAGAAAAGCCGCTACAAGAATGGTATCCTGGTGGATTGGCGGGCTCCTGTCAAAGCGACAAAGAATCCGTTAGACGATCGTGCCATTGGAAGCGTGTACCTCGGTTCCGTCCTGGGATTGAGGCCCTTGGTTAATGAGCTTGGCTCGGCCATGGAACGCATGCAGTCCACACTTGCTGAACCCGTCATTCGTCGTACGGCGTTTGGAACAACGCAAACGGCGACTGCTCGTCGGAGCTATGGAGCCCCGGCAGTAGGCGGTTTTCAGTCGGTGAATGTAACTAGAAGGTATAACTACGTCTTCTATTACACCCTTGACACAAACTACGACAGCCGATTCACCATGGGCAACCCCCTGGCGTTGGCTTGGAACTTGCTTCCGCTGTCCTTTGTCGTAGACCAGCTGATCGGGATTGGTGATTACCTTACCCGTCTCACAAGCTTAGCTGGCGTGTCTTCGTTAGTAGGTACGGTGTCATTGCGACAACTGGAACGGTACGATATGAGTCCGGGAATAACATCCCAAGACTCCGTTACCGCCGGTTCTCGTGTGACAGAAACCTACAGTAGGTCGGCTATTTACCAGATACCACCTCCAAAGATGGAGGTCTGGAGTCCGACAAATTCCGCGGCTAGCGCTCTGCTGACGGATGTGGCACTATTGCACTCTTTCCGCCGTAACTAGCTCACTTCCTCGGGGGAATTCTCCCCTACAATTGGCCGCTTTGGCCTACCCAAGCACGGAGAGATAAAACAATGGCAGCTATTGCCAATCTTGTTCTGAACGACCAGGTACCGGTGGCGCATACGTTCGAGCCCATTCAACCGAGCCTTAAAGCCTCGCTTTGGATGGAGAAGGGCATTGCGCAGACCATCGCCGGCAACGCCACTGTCGTGGCGGGCATCGATCTGGCCAGTGCGAAGCGTGAGACGAATAAGGTCAACCTCCGGGTTGCCTTTCCGATCGAACGTCTGGACGCTGTGTCCGGTGCCTATACCGTGGTCGGGACCGCACGCCACAATGGGGACACTATCCTTCCCAGCGTGATGACCCCGACGGAGATCCTCAAGTTCGAGGCCATCGTGCAGTCCGCCGTGACGAATGCCGTCATGCGTGCCATGGTTAAGACTCAGACTGCTGTCTGGTAGATTTAAAGCATAACTGCTTCTACCACAGTCGTTTAGTCTTGCCCATCATGCGACGGATGTTCGGCGCCGGTACCTGTTTGAACCCTTGGGTTCAGGCGGTTGTCCGGCTTACGCGGTCCCACCTCCTACGTTTGTACGACTGCATCCTGCGTCGTGCGAAATCCCGATAGGCCCGTCACCCCCGCGGGGGTGGCGGTAACCCATATCGATACGTAGGAATTCCTCCATTGTTCCAGGCTAGCGGAGATACATCATGTGTGATCCGAATACCGATCTCAGTCTAGAGGTCGAGGTAGCCCTATCGCTTTGCAACGTTGTCGGCTCGAAAGTGTCCGACCGCGTCCGCGTACTCATTGAAGAGTCGCGGTGGCTAGACCTGCTAGAATTGCAGGTCGACCCAGCAGACTATGCTCCTGAAGCAGTTCACTCATTTGCAGACGACTACCTTGTCGTGAAATTCCTGCAGAAGAGCCCGAACTTGCCTACGAACATAGACTGTAGCAAGGTGGCAGAGGATGCATTCCGTGCATCCGAAGACGCATGCAAGCTCACGAATGAGCGACTTCTCGGCGTGGACAGACCAGGATGGCTGTTTGACGCATACCACATTGTCGAGGACGTCCTCGGTGAGTTAGATGGTAAGAAGCTCGAACGGATTTTGCAAGGCTGTGGCCATGGGCCAGGCGCTAGCGTCGGGGTTGGGGGGCAGATCGTGCCCAGTGATAAGTACGACCGGGCCGTGACCCTCACAAAGGAACTGATACCCTTCTACTCAGCCCTCACAGGGCCTAATTGGGACCGCCTATGCCTCTTGGTAGGCGGTTGCAAGGTTGTTAAGGGAGGTAGGTTCTTCACCGTTCGAAAGAATGCCAAAACGGATCGCGGTTGCTCTACAGAGCCAACTCTGAACCAATTCCTCCAAAAGGGGATAGGGAAAGAGATCGCGATGCTCCTAAGGCAGACTGGAGTCGACATACGCAATCAAGAGATCAATCAGGTGTTTGCCTCCTTGGCTCACACTTCCGGTCTGGCTACGATAGATCTAAGCCAGGCTTCGGATTTGATTTCGATCGTTGCCGCCCTGCTTCTCCTTCCTATTCGGTGGTTCCATTTGATGGACATCGCTCGCAGCAAGTTTTGCGAGATTGGAGGCGAGGAGGTGGAACTTAGCAAGTTCTGCACAATGGGAAACGGATTTACCTTCCCGCTTGAGACATTGATGTTTCTTGCCGTGGCTAGGTCCCGTGTTCCAAGGGCTGAGTGGGATAGTATTTCTGTCTATGGGGACGACATGATCGTTCCGCAACAGTATGCTCCCGCTGTCGTCGAGGCTTTGGAATTCCTCGGTTTCAAAGTCAACATCAAGAAAAGTTACTTGGCCGGTAACTTCTTCGAATCCTGTGGAACGGACTGGTTTGGAGGCCAGAACGTTCGCCCCTTCTTCGCTCACCGTGCCTCTGATACGGACCCCCGGTCCCGTATTCGGTCCAGCTCGCTAACGCGCTCAGGCTATATGCCAAGAGACGTGGGGTTGTAGGGTGTGATGAGCGGTTTCGCCCACTGTGGGACGACCTCGTGATGAGGAGTCCTGAGGTTTGGCGGGATTGTCGAGTTCCGGTCGCCCTAGGCGATACTGGGATAATCGACTGCCAGAAGAACGCCATTAGCCGCCCAGTCCTATCGAAATGGACAGACGGGTTGTTGTATGACGCTGGTTATGAGGGGAGGTACTACAAGCTCATGGTCCCTAAACCTGTGAAGGTTGAGAAGAAGACTATGGGTGTGCTGCTTGTAGCACTGATGGACATCTCTGCACCTGTTCCCGAGTACTGCGACGAGGCCGATTATGGTGAATGGTGGGAAAGTTTGACTACTCTTCCCACATCAACCAAGAAAGGCCAAGAGACGTTACGCGGGGCATTTGAGCCCACAGAGAGAGCGAGGTGGACAGTCTTGAATGACTGGTCCGATGGGTTGCACTGGATCTAACAAGATCGCAGACAATCTCCAAGCATTGCGCTTGGTGGTGTGGTGAAAACCAC